TTCCATACATCCCTTTTCTGCCCATCTAAAGTTTGGATAATAGCCAACGGTAGACCAATATTGCTCACCTTTACGGTCACCGTCTTTAATTGTTTTTAGTTCTTCCAGTACCACGTTTTTATTATCTGTGGTTATTTGGTATGTATCATTTAATTTTAGTATCATGTTTTAACCTCCTTACTGCACATAGGACAATATTTGTAAGCATTTCGGTGGCTTGCTTTAGTTAAGTGATTTAAAGCCACACAATAACCGCATAATTTTTGATTACACTCGCGCTCTTGCTTTTCTTCTAGTGCTTGAATTGCCAAATCACACATTGGTACTTGCTTTTCTAATTCTCCGCCATCATCTTCACCGTTTTTTATCATATCAATGGCTTCTTGTTTAAACTCTTTCCAATACTCTGTTGCATTTTTAATATTATTCATGTTTTAACCCCTCCATTTGTCTTTCTAGTCATTTTTAGTTTGTACCCCTTAGAATTACTCTACCTTTACCATCCGTCTTGCTCTAACTCCCATTTTGGAATAACAGGTGGTATCTCAACAGGCTTGTTCTCCACGAAACTTTTTATATCCCACGAATAGTTAACTTTTTTGAGTTTACCGAATATTTGTATACCCCATTCTTCACACCAGCTTATTGGAATAGATTTCCGGACCTCGTGACTTATAAAATATAAAACATCGTCTGCCTTACAAAAATATGTAGTTCCAATGTCAGCAAAATGAATAACAAATCCTGCTATTATGTTTTTGTATGTACTTGCCTTACTTAATTTTAGTATTTGACTAATGCACTTCTCATCTTTTGGGTCAAACTTGCCTTTGATATTCTTCTTCAAAAATGCTGCATACGGCAATGATGCTCCTTTGTGGCTTTTGAGTTCTAGCAAATACAAATTGTTTCCGTCAAACATTTCACAGTCGCACAGGTTTTTAGCTTGGAACCTCGTTTCACTTGTTTCTGTTGCTAATTTTGGCTTACTGCCATCCCACGCACTTGTACCGTCATTAAAACGATAGAAAAATATGTTAGGTGGTATACTGTCTCGCCAGTTGTTTTCGAACTTTTTCCCACTGGTTGTGCTCATTTTTGTTCCCACCTTCCACAAGCTGTATTTTTAAGCCTTATATCTGTTGCACTACTGTGCGACAATTTCCACAATTCACATTTCCAATAAACTTTTGCAAACTCAATACTTTTGGCGTGTATGCAGGTCTTGCAAATTTCATTATTGTTAGTTCCATGTATTTGTTGCATTGTTTTAAATTTCTGTTTACGTAACGGCTCAGGCTTTTCCGTTTCTTGCAACTCTCCGAATAAATTAACCTGTTTCAAAATCTCACCTCACTTTATAAATATAAAATACTTTCTACCACACTTATTACAAACCGCTAATCCTCGTTTCGAATAGTCAAAATCATCACACCCTGTGAAAGCGTGCATTATGTAATACAAATATTTAATCAAAATATCACCATCCCAACAAATAACGCCGATGCTGCCCAATAAATTACTTTTGATTGCTTTGAATCTGCGTTCCAGTATGCCATTATAAAACTAAATATTATTACTGCAATCCCTACTGTTTGCTGTGTATCGCTCATTTCAATCCCTCCTTTTGTTCACATTTATTCGGTGGAAAACTAGGTAATAAAAACTTATCTTTAATCTTGCAGAAGTATGCGGTCCCTATTTGAGTTAAACCAGTGCAGTTGTTGCAAGGTGTTTCGTGTTCTTTATTCCATTCATAAGCTTTCATTGCTCGTTCGTATAGGCTCATTTCAACCCCTCCATTCGCATTTACCTAAAATAATCAACCTCATGTACTCACATTTCTTAGCATTTGATAGCTTTTCAAGCTTTTTAGCTGTTAAGATTTTAAGCATATCCACCCTCCCACCGTTGCGTTTCTTTGTAAAACTTCACATTTGCAAAAATATCTCTTAATCCGTTTCTTTGCTTAGCAATTATTAATTCAATGTCATTGTTACTGGTCTTTTCTTGCTCATAATTGCCGTTGCTGGCATCGTGTAGAAAAAACACGTTATCTGAATCCTGTTCAATTGAGCCACTAGAGCGTAAATCCATTAACTTAGGTCTGCGGTTATCTCTTTCATTCTCTCTTGTCAACTGGCTTAGTAAAATTACCGGAACTCTCAATTCCTTTGCCATTATTTTGCATTGTCTTGTGATGTAGCCAACACGATCATTCTCGCTGTGGTGTTTTTGTGTAGTCTCGGCTAGTTGTAAATAATCAATTATCACAGCATCAAGCATTTTATTAATCTTTAATTCCATGCACTTCGCTCTAATTGTCTCAATTTTAAAAATATCATCAATGATATGAAGATTTAATCCGTTAACAATTGCTAGTGCTTGTGCTAGTTTTAAATTGTCACAATCCTCCATACTGGTTGGGTATCTCAACCTTTCTAACTGTATAAGTCCAACATTAGCTAATAACCTTTCAACTAACTGATCCGCACTCATTTCTAAACTAAATATGCCTACGTGTTTTTCCTTCTTTGCAAAATTCAATCCAAATTGCATTGCTAAAGATGTTTTACCTACTGATGGTCTAGCAGCTATTATTGTTAAATCGGTATCATGGGCCCCACCTGTTTTTTTATCTAGCCATGGAATACCATATGGCAATTTGCAAGTATCTTTTTGATTGAACCGTTCTTCAATATTTAGCATCACGTTATTTGTAATATCGCAAATCGTTAAACTTGTTTTTTCCTCAGTCCTGATATCTAGCTGCTTCAAGCTGTCTGCTTTAAAGTCTGCAATAGTCTCATAATTCCCGTCATACGCTCCGTCAATAATGTTCATGCCTGCCGTTATAAACTTCCTGCGAATAGATTTACCTTTAACAATACCAATACAGCTTTTAACATTAGCTGTTGTAATAACATTTGTTGCTAAGTTGCTTAGATGTTCTAGCCCTCCGACTTCATCTAGCCTGTTTAGGCTGCTTAATTTGTCTGACACTGTAATAATGTCTATTGCTTTGTTTTCATTGCTCAAACGGCTTATAGCATCAAATATGGCTTGATTCTCTAAATTGTAAAAATCATCTACGCTAATATGTTGGATAATCTCTATCGCTGCCTTTTTATCTATCATTGCAGCACCTAATAGGGATTGTTCAGCTTCTAAGCTTTGCGGTGGCATTCTTATGTTCATTAAGGCACCATCCTATAACAGTCGGTTCTCGGTTTTGGTACTGGTGGAGCATTTTTCACAACTTCGGCTTTCAACCAGTTGTTTAAAGTAAGATATAAAGAAACATATTTTTTAAGGTTTGTATAATTCATTGCGTGTTCTATTTTAGCCGTAACTTTTTCTAATCCGTATTCCATAACTAATTTGTTATACTCTTCTTCTGTCATGCTAAGATGTTGTACGGATATAAATACTTCTTTTATTTCTTTAACCTTCTTTACATTCTTTACATTCTTATTATTGTTCTCTATTTGTTTCGTTACTGTTTCGCTACTGTTCTCTTGCTGTTTCGCTACTGTTCTCTCTGCGTTCTCAATGCAGTTTTTATAGTTGTCGAACTCTTGATATTTAGCGTAGTTCACGACTTCAAACAGTGTTCCAAGTTCGGTAGTCTCGACTTTTATTCGTTCACTCTTAACTAAATTCTTAATTGCTCTATCAATTGTTGAAGTTGAATATTTTTTGATGGAACGGTTCTCTTTATACTCAAGGTCTGATTGCAAGTTTCTTATTGACCGTAGCCATTGACCTCTTTTAACTTCTACCCCTCCCACCTTAACCTCACTAGCAAAAATCGCTTTGCCGTATATAAGAAAGAATAATCTAAATTCAACTATGTTCTGCCATATGTCGTTGCTGAATATCTCTCTTGATGTTTGAAACGCCCCGCCTGTCAATTTTAATCACCTACTTTATCCTATTTTATGGTTATAATCTTCGAACTTTTCACAACTTTGAAAAATGATCTTATTATTTACCCACCTTTGCAAATATCTCACATTCTCAGATGCCGTTTCTTTGTTATAAATCATTATGTAAGGGTCATACCCTAACCTTTTTAATTCGTAAACTCTATATAAATCAAATTCAAAGCTTGTCTCATAATTAGTTAAAACGTATACCGCGGCTTTTCTTCTGTTAATCCCTGTAGCCTTTTTAAACGCTTCTAAGTTTTTAAGTATTAACCGTGTGTCCTTTTCTCTATCCCATGCGAAATGCACCATTTTTAACTTAATCTGCTTTATTAAATCAATTGCCTTATCATCCATAAGCCTAATGTCTAACCCTTGTGTAAAATCTACATATACTTTGCTATCTACTAGCTGTTGTAATAATTTGTATTTTTCAGTTTTGCAAGCTAAGAGATTAGGATCAAGTAACTTTATTTCCTTTTGACCTGTCCAAAACTGTTTTAAATCAGCTACCTTATAAGCCTTACAACCTTCTTTCTCTCCAACTATACAAAATGGACAATTCCGGGGGCATCCTCTAGTCATAAATCCATATGCTTCTTTGTATTGTGGATATAAGTTATAGTCAGGACACATGACTTCAATTTCAGACGGCAGTTTGTTTTCTAAATCATATCCGCTGCCACCCTTAACGATTTCATCAGCATTAATGCAAGTATCGAAATCCTTTGAAAATATGAACACTTTTGATATATAAACCTTGTCATACACTTCTAAACTATTTGCCCATTCGACTTGATCGCCTTTTTGCTTGTGATATGCGGATATTTTCATTTGTGCTAAGTTAGGGAAATTATGTCCATCTACATCTATAAGCCCAATTTTCATTTAATCACCTACTTTCCGTATTTATCCCCATTCATAACCTCAATAACCTTTTTAAGTGCCACTATTCCAACACCGGCATTATTGCGTTTAATCCTCCAAATGCCTTTATCCTCAATAATTTCTGTTACTCCGTGACCTTCGCTGATTTTAATGTTCATCCCACACCCTCCAACCATTTCAAAATCTCGCCCTCACAGGCTTTTATACTTCTGCTTGATAATATGTCCTTGAATATCTGTTCTGCTGTCTCAACACGTTCTAGGAAGTGCAGGGCTGTTTGTGCAATATCTTCTCTCTCACATTCAAGCCGTCTTGCCGAACAATCCCAACAATTTAATTCTGTACATTTTGACATATCTTGTAAATTTGTTTTACTCAACATCTTTTCCACCCCATTTC